CAAGTCTCTCGCTATGTCTTAATGCAACAATTTTGCATTTGCAAGTTGCAAAAAAACTGTTAGGTTTTCGCTTGTGAAAGATATAGTCAGAACTGTTTCAAAAAGCACGGACGTAGGCGCGGAAGACCTTAAAACCATCCTTAATATCACGCCAAAAAGAATTGGCGAACTAACAAAAAAAGGGATTCTAACAAAAAACGCAAATAGAAAATATGCGATACCTCAATCAGCCACGGATTACATTAGATACTTGCAAGGCATCACGGGGAAAGAGATTCCAGTCAACGCAGATGTTCCATCGTTGGAAGAGTCCAAAGCAAAGAAAATGTATTTTGACGCGCAACTGGCAGAAGCAAAACTAGCAGAAGCCAAAATGGATTCAATACCACTCTCGACGGTAGTTGAGCGCGATTCTAAAATTGGCGTAGCTGTTAGAACTGCCGTAATGCGAATCCCTAACGATATGCCAGGGCAGCTAGAGGGACATGCACCTGCGCAGATGAAGAACATCCTAACCGATTGCGTTAGGTCTATCTTGGAAGAGTTGGCAGACGATCAATCGGAGCTATGGACTAACATCGAAAAACGCAGAACGGCGCAGGAGGAAGCTAGTCATGAGTAACGAGTTTCGCCGCGCAATCAGACCGCCGACATCACTGAGCGTTTCCGAGTGGTGCATGAAAAACGTCAAGGTAATGGGTAGCGAGCGTGCGCCATTCTTTGATGTAAATCAATTTCCTTGGTGGCGTTTTCCGTTAGATGCAATGGGAAATCCTGAGATAAAAAAAGTCATCGTAGTCGCACCAACTGGAGCAGGGAAATCAACAGCAATCGAGGCTTTGCATTCCTACATCGTTGCTGAAGATCCGGGCAGAAGTCTTTACGCTTGCCAATCTAACGACAAGGCGAAGATATTTGTTGAGACGCGACTGAATCCATCATTGAAAGCGTGTAAAGCGTTAGATGGTTTATGGTCAGAAGATCGACACGCGAGCCGTAAGCATGACATTATTTTTCCACACATGGCGATGAGTTTTGGCGGGGCGAACATGTCAAACTTTCAGGAGGTTTCGTGCCGCTATCTTTTCGGAGATGAAACGTGGACATGGACGGAAGGTCTGATTAAAGAGTTTTTTGCTAGGCACCATGATAGATGGAATCGCAAGGGTTATTTGATTTCTCAAGGCGGCAAGAAGCAATCAGAATTTTACAAAGAATGTCAGAAAGGCGATGAGTATCATTTTCATTTTGCCTGCCCTAACTGCGATATTTTGCAGCCATTTTCAGATAGTGGAATAGTTGTTGATCTAACAAAAAACGAACAAGGAGAGATCGACTATCTAACAACAAAGCAAACTGCACGGCTTAAATGCGCGAATTGTGAACATGAAATTTCAGACACTAGCAGAAATCGCAGGTCACTATCAAACTCGGCGCAATACATTCTAACAAGAAAAGGGACTGAGGAAGGAACGGTATATTGCACGTTCAACCGATTGGCGATATGGTGGGTAGAATGGGGAGATATGTGGGAACGCAGGACAAGAGCGTTAGAAGCATTAAAGCGCGGCGTTGTCGATCCTTACAGGCAATATAAACAAAAAGACATGGCTGAGTTCTGGGATGACGAATATATCCAAGAGAGAGTTGAAATCATCGGCGGCGGCTATGAAAAATGCGACATGAGCGCAGATAAACTGCCTAACGAAATTGCTAGATTTATTACATGCGATAGGGGGCAAGATCATTTTTGGCACATTGCACAAGCGGGAACGAGCGATGGTAAATTGCACGTTTTAAGTGAGGGATATTTACACGACGAGCGAAATATAAGAGATGTTCAAGCGGTTCTAGGAGTGCCTAACAATTCTGTTTACGTCGATAGTTCGTGGAACTTTGACGAATCGTTGGACATCTGCGAGCGCAACGGATGGATTGGAATACGCGGCGACCAGCGAGAATTTTTCCCGCACAAAGATCGTGAAGGAAATCCAATTCAGAAAACATACAGTCGATACAATTTCAAGAAATGCCGAAACGGGAAAATTGCAAAATACTTTTTTGTCAGCACCACGGTATATAAAGACATGATGCAACGACTACGGCAGCACGGGCAAATCGTAACGCCCGATGACGTTTCAACGGCTTACAAATCACACATGGAAAGTGAGATTAAAGTCGATTCTGTCAATGCTAAGACAGGAGAAATTACGCATTACTGGAAGCAGATCAAAAAGCAAAATCACTTGTTAGATTGCCAGTATTATGGCGTTGCGGTTGGAGACTTAAAAGGAGTATTTGCGAATCATGTAGAAGCGGAATCGTTAGACTAACAATTTTCTCTTGCGAATCTGTTAGATTTCTGTTAGATTTTGCGCATGGGAATTGCTTCGACCACATTAAGCATTGCGAAAGCTATACGTTACGATGCGGGAGCGATTGCAAATTTACGTGCTGAATACTCTCGACTAGCGCAAGAAATAGCAGCTGACGGCGGCGGGGAAATCACAAGCGCAACTGTCAACGGTCAGTCGTTTTCTAAGCAACCAACAATGACGAAAACCGAGCGTTTATCATTGCTAGATCAAGTGCTGTGGCGCATCGACAACAATAATTTTTACACATCACGCCGAACACTTTACAGCGGAGGGTATCAATAAATTATGTTAGTCGATCAATACGGAAACGCTCTAAAATTTGCACACGCAGCAACGCAATCACCGCGCCGAGGTCCAGTATTGCGGTCACCTAACGCAGATATAAATAAACTGATTCCTCTGCACGATCGCAATGTTCTTTGTGGATTGTCGCGGCGTTTATTTGTGAACATGGGGGTACCACGTGCCGCCATTTTGCAGAAAGCAGATTTCAGCATCGGCGAAGCATGGCTACCTAGCTATACGGGAAAAGTCGATAAAGCAGATGGAGAATATGTTGCCGAGTATTTCCGCAATGTGTGGTTTCCTAACTGCGAAGTTCGCGGTGGTGGGCGAGATTGGCAATCCATTCTAACAAATGCTAGCATTGGGATGGATAGGGACGGAGATTCTTTCTTACTTCTAACAACTGATCCAAGCGGAGAATTCCCGCAAATCCAGCAAATCCCTGGGCATTGCGTAATGACCAAAGGCGGCGCGGTAGATCGCATGCAACTCGATAGTGGGGACTATAAAGGAAGGGTTATCAATGACGGTATAATCTACGGCGACCGCCACCGTCCGCTTGCTTACAGGGTTTCCACTGGAGACGACATCATGGACTTTTATGACGTTCCTGCATACGCGATGATTCATTTGATGGAAGATTGTTATCAAGAGCAAATGCGCGGGTTGCCTGCATTTACCCATGCGTTAGAAGATTTGAAACACTGTTTGCAGTCGTCGGAATACGAACGTGTTAGGCAGATGATTATTTCCTCTATCGGATTGATAGAGCATAACGAAACTGGCGGTGCAGACTTAGATGATCCAGCAATGGAAGGAATGCAAACTGATACATGCCCTAATAACGGTCTTTTTACAGAGACTTACGAGCAAGGACAAATCCGATATTTCAAAGCGAATAGCGGATCGAAAATGGAGCAATTGAGGCACGAGAACCCGGGCGAGATATGGGAGTCGTTTCATGATCGCATGATTCGCGCCGCACTTGTTGGCATCAAGTGGAGCTATTCCATGGTCTGGAAAGCGGCAGGGCAGGGAACAGCAGAACGAGCCGACGTATTGCGAGCAAGACGCGCTATTGTTAGCCGTCAAAAAACATTGCGATACGCAGCAAAGCGAATGATCGTTTATGCGTATTCTGTCTTGCAAAAATCTGGCAGAATACCAACCGTGGACGCTCCTTTTTCATGGGTATTTTCAACTCCTCCAATTCTAACAGTCGATGACGGACGCGAGCAACAAGCGATGCGTGAAGGTTATCGACTAGGCAGCATAAACATGACCGAGGTGCAATCATCTAACGGAAAACCGATTGACGAATTCTACCGCGAACGTGCCGAGGAGATTGCTTTGCGGAAACTCATTGCGCGAGAAGTTGCGGAGAAATATGAAGGAGTAGTCATCGAAGATCGTGAGATGGTAATGCTCACACCTAACGACATGTCAACGGCGACGGCGACCACACCAGAACCAACAACACCAACAGAATAAAATCATGGCAAACGAAGGATATTTAACAGTAAATCCAAGCGGTAGAAATCTAACAAAATGAAGAATCAACTACTTAATCACCTAGCTACAAAGCAAGTTTTCGCTTGTGACTATAAGCAAATATCGCAAGCAATCAGCGCATCATTAGACGATGTTGAGCGCGAGGACTTTTTCCAACTACGACCAGCAGCGGCAATCGTTGACGGCATCGGGGTTATCCACATTCAAGGACTCCTAACAAATGACGTTCCTGCGATTTATGAAAAAGCTGGAATCGTAACGACTTACGACACGATCAAAAAAGAGATCGAAGGCGTGATAATGGCGGGGGCAAGTGCAATCGTTTTGAGAATAAATAGCGGCGGTGGGTCAGCAAACGGCGCGATTGAACTATCTCGCTGGATAGCATCGCTGGAAGCACCTACGGCGGCGTTTGTAACGTCTTGCGCATGTTCGGCGGCTTACATGCTGGCAGCGGCTTGTGATAGCATTACAGCGACAGAGACGGCAATGGTGGGGAACATTGGGACAATCATGACATGGACTGACTTCACCGCTATGGATGAGCGCATGGGGATTGAAGAAAAAGCCCTAACAAACGAAGGCGCAACTCTGAAATCGACATTTTATCTTGAGCCTAATGAGGAGCAACTTGCATTTTTACAAGAGACGCTAGACCAGCACGGGCAAGCATTCGGTAATTTTATTATTTCACAGCGCGAAGTTGATGCAGAAGTGTTTCGCGCGGGGTGGTATAGTGGACAAAAAGCGTTAGATTTAGGGCTAATCGACAATCTAACAAAAATCTAACAAAAAAAGTTTGACAATCTAACAGAAATCTAACAGAATTACGCGCATGAAGAATCTCTTCGCAAATAAACACGACTTGGAAGCAGCACAAAGCAAGATTGTTTCGCTTGAAACAGATCTCACCGCGCTGCAAAACGAGCTAACAGAATCACAATCAATTTCAGCTTCACACGTTGAAGCATTAGCAACTTTGCAAGCAGAAAAAGCAAACGCTCTTTCTTCGCTTGAAAATCTAACAGTTAGATTTGAAGCATCGCAAGCAACGATTGCAGAACTTGAAAACAAAGTCATTGAGGCTAACGAATCAGCAACGCAAAAAGCAGTTTCGATCCTTGCTGAGCATGGTCATGATCCAGTTGATATTCAGTCAAGCGAAAACTCTAACGTAAAAACACGAGCAGAATTCAATCAGCTTAACGCCAAACAGAAATCAGATTTCTGCGCAAATGGCGGCAAAATCACCCAATAAAATGGCGCGACCAAGAAAAATTTCTATTGAGTCGGAATCAACGAAAGGCGATGACGAAAAAACAAATCTATCCGATTGCCTAATAATGTCAGTCGAAGAATTAAACAAACTAACAGAATCAGAAAAACAACTTTTCCGCGCTAAGGGCGGGACAGTAACCGAAAACTAATATTATGGCGAATACTCTAACTAACTTAATTCCTAATGTTTATGCCGCGCTTGACGTGGTTTCTCGCGAGCTTGTCGGCGCATTGCCCGGCGTATCTCGTGACGCTAAAGCTGACCGGTTGGCAAGCAATCAAACGCTTCGTATCGCTCAGACACCGACCAATACAACTAGCTCATACACTCCATCTATGGCAGTGCCTAGCGCGGTTGATCAAACCATCGCTAACGCTACATTAACTCTCAGTAAAAACAAATACGCTGCGTTTTCTTGGACTGGAGAGGAAGAATATTCGATGGATCAGGGGCCAGGATTCCTAACCATTCAGCAAGGGCAAATCGCGCAAGCATTTCGCGTCTTGGTTAATGAAATGGAAAACGATGTATGTGACGCTCTTGCTCAAGGCGCGTCTCGTGCTTACGGGACGGCTGGAACTACTCCATTTGCTTCCACTCTTGCCGACTCGGCACAGGTTCGCAAAATCCTTGATGACAACGGCGCTCCAACTTCTAGTCGTTCGCTTGTTATTAATACGTCGGCTGGCGCGGCACTCCGCACTCTTGGGCAACTTACAAAGGCAAATGAAGCTGGGAATACTATGACGTTGCGTGATGGTGAATTGCTCAATATGCACGGTTTCAGCATTCGCGAATCGGCACAAATCAACGACGCAACTGCTGGCACTGGTTCGGGCTATCTCATTAACAATGGCGCGGGTTACGCAGTCGGCAGCACTTCGCTAACTCTCGATACTGGCACTGGCACGATTCTTGCAGGTGACATCATCACCATCGGCAACTTCAAGTATGTTGTCGCTACCGCTCTTGCCGCAAACGTGGTTGTCATTCAGTCGCCGGGCTTGGTTGCCGCTGTTGCTGATAACGCTGCGGTTACGGTCAACGCTACCAGTTCGCGAAACATCGCATTCAGCTCTGACGCTCTCGTGCTTGCCACTCGCCTGCCAATCTTCCCATCTCAAGGTGACTTGGCAACTGACAATGAGATCATCACTGATCCTCGCACGGGCATCAGTTTCGACCTTCGCGTCTATCCCGGTGACGGCATGGTTCTTTATCGCTTGCATGCGCTATGGGGATGGGTAGCGCCAAAACCAGCCCATGCAGCAATCATGCTTGGCTAACATTTTTTGTGTATAGTGTTAATGACTTGGCGGAGGAGCGTAAAAACTCCCTCGCCTAACTAAAAATAAAAGTGCCAAGTGACCTCCAGAATTTTGTATCTAACGCATTTTCCGCAGCTCGTTCCACGATAGGCGGGGAATCCTTAGCTATTAGTTCAGGAGCTACTATAAGCGCAGTTTTATCTGAAATCACATCGGCAGACACATACGGCAATACTGGATTTATCCCATCGGCATTATTCCAAGCGGTAGTAGATTCTAACGAATTTACCACCGCTTATCCTTTAGAATCAAAAAGCTACGTAGGGAAAAAAGTGTTAGCGCGTGGAATACTTTTCAGACTAACAGAAGTAACTAGCGGTGCATCATTCGTGACGTTGAAACTCGAAACAATTTCTAAATCATGAAAGCTGAATTAGATCATAAATTGTTAGAAAAGAATCTCAAGAAAGCATCCAAGGCGTTTGGTGATTCGACAGCACAAAGCACTTTCCGATGGGGAGTGCAAATCGCCCGTGATTTATCAGTCGCAACGCAAGCATTTGGACGTGGTAAGAAAGCGCAGCAAGTTCAAATCTTGGCAATTTGGAATGACGCTCTAAAAGTCATAAACCGAGTTCCAGACGGGAAAAAAGCCACTTTAACCAATGCGCAAATGGTCATCACATGGATAGACCAGAACCGAACGAAAAAAGGAAAACGAACACGTATCTTGCCAGACTCGGAAAAGAAAACAGCGACAGAATCAGCATTGCATGAAGCAGTGAAAATCAAATCTGTTAGGGCTGGCATGGCAAAAGGCGCATGGATCGGTGCAGGAATGGACATCGCAAAAAGGCAAGAAGGGATGCAGAAAATAAGCATCGGCAAAAACTTTCTTGGCTATGCGCAAAAGTATTCCTCGCTTGGAAATTCAGTAGTGAAAAAAAAGATTTTCGATTGTGACGCGACACTTAATAACGACACAAAACAATCTGCATCAAGCTACGTTTTGCGCGAAAATCAGAAACAAAAAGCGGTAAAAACTGGACTTAAAAAAACCATCAAATGGTATGAAAAAGCGGGGACTGCAAAACTGGCAAAACTGAAATGACATCTACTCTCATACTAAAAGCGATCAAAGCATACATCGCATTCCAAGCGGATTTGTTAGACTATGCGGCATTGCTAGCATTGCCAGTATACATCGACGGTGACGACGATTTGCTGAAGCCAGCTTATATCGATATCACATGCACTGGGACAGATGAACATGAAGTATTACGCGGAGTTTATGAGCATGGAATAACCGCATCAATCATAACAATTCCATGCAGTGAAGAGGGAACGACAGTCGCACAAAAGGACACGCTAGAAGCACAACTTTATAACATTCTTGCCGACAATGATTCATTTGTCGGATGGTCTGATGATGAAAATCTAACAAGTAAAATTTTCCAAGTGCGAGAATTTGACATGAATACCGAAGCTGACGACGAGGTCAGAGCAAGCAAAATTTCTTTTACCCTAACAGGGTGCAAAATCTAACAAAAAATAATACAATGAGCGCAACAATTTATTCGACGGCAAAATTCGGGCTAGCAAGCGAAGCTAGCTCAACTGGATTATTCATCGCGAGCCTATCCTACGGCGGCACATCCGAAACAGCAATGGCTCCTAACCACGTCGGGCAAGATGTAGGTATCGGCATTTATAACGAGAAGATCGACATCACAGCGAGCGGCGTGATTGCCGTAAAAGGCGCAGGCATGGTGCCTGGCATCGCTGACTTGTTAGTATTGGCTAACAGCTCGGTTGATTCTCTAAACGTCTTTACAGACCTATTAAAAGTAACACCAGTAACCAACGCATCAATTATCATCACGGGCGCAACTCTCGCACGATCTAACAATGGATTTGAAACGGGCGACCTAACAGGAATCTATCTCCCTGGAGTTGATACAACCGTGACATACACAGGCAGCTAAAGTCTAACAACTATGAAAAATGAAAACAAATTCAGCACAGGAGATTTGAATCTCGCGTGTGTCTTAATGTCGTTAGGAATTCCCCTAACAGAAAGCAAGCCATGCAGCTTGATTGCGCATGAGAACGGGCATACGTATTCTCGCTATCACTTCGAAAGCCATAGCGTTTGCGGAAAATACATCACGTCCGACATGAACAACGCATGGAGCGACATTTCTAGAGTTCCAGAAAATCACCCTATGCAATTTCTATCGAATTTCGTTAGAAGTGGGCGCGGGAAAATGACAATCAGCGATTGGCTGGAATTGGCACAGCAGATGTATAACATCGGAAATGTTAGAAATGAAGAGACTGCAAAATGTCATATTTCCATGTTTCCAGAAAGCGAGGAAAGCTACGCATTGGCGTTTGTTTATAATCGCGTTGAGCTTTACGCATTGCACAATAAGGCATCGAAAGAGATTTACATGAGCAATGGCGATGCAAACGCATTGATCGACATCGCTTTACCAAAACACCAGCGGCAAGAACTTATTAACAGATTGAACGGATGAAAGATAGAAACACAGAATTGTTAGGTTCATGGCTAGGAGTCGTGACGTTAGGCGAAAGAACATTGCGACCGTTAGGCATCGGGCTAACAGTTGTTTTGCGTAGGTTAGACAATGCCAATTTCTCAAAATCAGATAGAGAAGTGGAAGCGATTGACATCTTGGAAATTGTCTATGTCATGTATCTAACAGGAAAAGAGCTTGCTGAGTATGTCGCAAAATCTAAAGACGAACGGGAAGGATTGCTTGCATTATTCGCGGCAGAACATGCGGAGGAAATCGATGGAGTGATGAACGTAGTAATCGAATCAGCAAAACGAATTGCAACGGCAACAATGGAATCTAACAACTCGGGAAAGGAGATGAGCCGTGTCTCTTAGCAGTCGCAGAATACTTCGCGATACGGCACGGCGTATCATCGAATCACTTTATATGGGATATGGATTTATCACGGTTTTTACAAATCATGTATTGCGAATCTAACAGAAATGGAGCATACTTGCGATACACTAACGCAATTGAATGCGAGGACACTAACAAGAAATTTGAACAACTAGAAAAACAATTTGACTTATGGCAATCGGAACAACAGTTCGCGTCGGTTTTGATGGAAAAGACGTAAAGAAAGGATTCGGCAGCATCGGCGGCATGTTCAAATCTGTCGGAAAAGGAATGGCGATTGGCGCGGGGGCGATGGCAAGCAAATCCTTGTTAGACTTAGGGCTGAAACTAGCAACAGGAATCGACCAGTTGGCAGACTTCGCAGGAGAAGCTCAGGACACAGCTTTACAAGTTGGAGCGACTACGAGCGAGATAATCAAGCTAGATCGCGCCTTGGCACTGTCAGGCGCAGCTATCGAGTCAGGAAGGCTACTGTCAACGATGACAGATAACATCTATGATGCATCACACGGCAGCGAGGAATTGCAAAAAACATTCGGTGCATTGGGACTGACAATGGCAGACCTAGCAGGTCAAAGCACGATAGATCAATTCATGATGATAGGAAAAGCAGTTGCAACGATTGGCGAGAATGGTGGTGAGACTGAAAAGGCGTTAAAAGATATTTTCGGCGGCAAGATGTATATGCAACTGCTGAAACTTTTCCGCAATCAAGACGTTTTCGAGCAGGCTAACAAAGAGTTAGATTCTTTCGGCAAAAACATTGAGGATATGCAAGACAATCTTGGCAAGACGCAAGACCAATTTCAGCGA